GCGGGTGGTCCCGAAGTTGTCGCTAGAGGATGGCATCCAGGCGACTCGGCTTCTGTTGCGGAACGTCTGGATCAACGAGAAGAACTGTGGCCGTGGTCTCCAGGCGCTTCGGGAGTACATCAAGGCTCCCATCGAGAACGAGCGGGGGCCGGGCGGCGAGATGCTGTACCGGGACCGGCCGAAGCACAACTGGGCCAGCCACGGGGCGGATGCGCTTCGGACCCTGGCAGTCGGGATGGCGCCGGAGCGGATGGGGGAGATCAAGCAACCCGATACGCGGTACATTGTATGAGTGCCGCATTGACGATCGAGCTCCGCGGGCTGAAGGGGCGAATTGAGGAGATTGACAAACGCCTTTCACTACAGGGGGAAGAGATGGAGGCGCTGAAGACCGAGATCCATCGTATCCAGGTAGCGAAGCGGCCAGATCGGCCCCCGATCCGGGTGCCAAAGATGCCTAGGGCCCTGCAGAGCATTGGCGTGGGGTTGGTGAAGGAGTAAGCGATGGCGACCGAGCTCACTGAGCAAGACCTGGCGATGGCAATACGCAGCGGCGTGGGTGTGGCTTCCAACCCGGAGTTCGCGGACGGCGTGATCGCTGAACGTCCGCGCGAGGGTGGGCAGGAGATCCGCGCACTCTCTGTCGATGAGGTCAAGGGGATACTATCACGGGAGATTTCCGACTCGATCGGCGGCGTCGGTAGCGAGATCGCGCGTGAGCAGCAGCGGGCGCTCGACTACTACTACGGCAAGAAGCTCGGAAACGAGCAGCGCGACCGCAGCCAGGTGGTGCTGATGGATGTCCTCGAGGTGGTCGAGTGGGCCATGCCCTCGCTCATGCGGATGTTCACCGGCTCGGCCAAGGTGGTGCAGTTCAAGCCGAAGCGTGCAGAGGATCAGCGGAAGGCAGACCTGGCGACGGCATACGTCAACCATGTTTTCGTCCATGAGATGGACGGCTTTCAGATTCTGTATGACTGGTTCAAGACGGCGTTGCTGGAAAAGAACGGCATCGTCAAGGTCTATTTCGACAACCGCCAGATTCCGATGGTCGAGCGGTACTCGGGCCTGACCTACGAAGAGGTCATCATGGTGCTCGATCGAGATGGTGTGGAGCCGACTTCACTGGCGGAGCGCACCGTTTTGATGCAGGACGTGGACACCGGCCTGAACGAAGAGGTCAAGCTCCACGATATCGAGTTGCAGGTAATGAAGGACGACCGTCGTATTCGCGTGGACGCGATCCCCCCGGAGGAGTTCCTCATCGCTCGTCGCTCCGCGAAGCTGAACGACGACACACCCTTCTCGGCCCATCGGAAGAAGGTGACGATCAGCGAGCTCGTGGCCCAGGGATACCCGGCGGATCTCCTGGCAGCTCTGCCTCAAGGCGACATGGGTCCAGAGTTCGACCCGAATCGGTCGGCCAGGCGCAGTGACGACGAGAACTACCCCTCGGATTCCGGGCCGCGCACCGATGTGGCCTCGCGCGAGATTTGGACAACGGAGTGCTACGCGCGTGTCGATGAGGATGGGGACGGCTACTCGGAGCTCCGCAAGTTCCTGGTGGTGGGCGATTCGCCCGTCTATATCATCGATGACGAGCAGATCAATCACAATCCGTTTTGCTCGATCACGCCGATCCCGATGCCGCACAAGTTCTACGGCCAGAGCCTCGCGGATCTGGTGACCGATCTGCAGGTGATCCGCAGCACGATCCTTCGCCAGATGCTCGACCACCTCTATCTCGCGAACATCCCGCGGATGGCGATCACCGAGGGTATGGTCGAGATCGATGATCTCCTGACGGTGCGGCCCGGCGGGCTCGTGCGCCAGCGAGCGCCTGGCTCGATCGAGCCGATGATTACGCAGGATCTTCCGCGTGACACGTTCCCGGTGCTCCAGTACCTGGAGCAGGTTCGGAGCAACCGCACGGGGGTGATGGCCCACGGTCAGGATCTCGATGCCGGGATGCTTTCCAACACCACGGCCGCAGCGGTGGCCTCCCTCGAGGGTGCCAAGCAGCAGAAGATCGAACTGATCGCGCGGATCTTCGCGAGTACCGGGTTGAAACAGCTGTTCGGCAAGATGTTTGAGATCATGGCGACCAACGACACGAAGCAGCGCCAGGTGAGGCTTTCGGGCGAGTGGATGGAGATCGATCCCAGCACTTTCGACTTTGAGTTTGACGTGGAGGTTGAAGTCGGCCTGGGCGCCGGCAAGGCCGGGGAGCAGATTCAGGCTTTGAATGGCCTGATGACGATCCAGGGGCAGATGATCGAACAGGGCGGCATGAACTATTTGGTGACGCCGAAGAACATCTACAACGCCGCTACCCGGATGGCCGAGGCGATGGGCTACCCCAACCCGGATCTCTTCTTCCAAGATCCCGATGGGGCAGAGCCCCCGCCGCCTGCGCCGGATCCTGATATGGAGAAGCTCAAGGTCGAGACCATGAAGGCTCAGTCCGAAGCGGAGCTCGGAGCTGGCGAGATGCAGCTGAAGACGTTGAGGGAAAAGAACATCGTGGATCACCGGGCGAGCGAGCTTGCGCTCAAGGAGAAGGTGGATCTGGAGCGTTTGGCCAGCCAGGAGCGGATTGCCCGTGGTTCGCAGGACGCCCAGGTGCAGTCCGCGCTGGTGGCATCGACTGGCCGTCTGGAAGGTGAAGGAGAACCTGAAGAGGATACGGAAGAGGAAGAATGACCGACGAAGAGTCTCTGATCCTGGCCCGGCAAGCTGATGGGGTGATGGAAAATCCTGCTGTGAAGCAGGCGTTTGAGGACATCGAGTCCCACTACACCTCACTCTGGAAGAGCAGTGGCCCAAGCGAGTACGAACTGCGCGAGGAATGCCACGTCCAGTTGTACGCGCTGGCCCAATTTCGCCGGCAGTTGCGAAGTTATCTGGAAACCGGCAAACTACTTTCGGCTGCGTCTCAGAACCAAGCGAGCGTCGGACATGAATGATTGGCCGAAGGCGCGATCACCTCTGTAGACCCTGACCTTCAGGACCGCTTCAGCAGCTTCCTTCAGCAAGAAGGTGTCATCGAGCCCCCCCCCACCACCGAGGCGGAAGCCCCGGAGGTACCGGGTGGTGAGGGCGAGGCGCCGGATTCCGCTCAGGAGCCGGAGCAGGCCGATCCGGCCAAGGAGCCGGAAGCGGGTGAGACGCCGGTCGATGAGCCCACTGAGCCGGAGCCGCAAGCGGCGAGCTCGGAGGACGAAGACCTCGATCCGGTCGAAACGCTTTCCGATCTGGCCAAGGCTTTTGATGTCGAGGAGGATGAGTTCCTCGATCATCTCCAGGTGCCGTCTCGCGATGGCGAGGGGACAGTTCCTCTCGCAGAAGTGATCCAGGCATACAAGAGCCAACCGGCGAACAGCGAAGAGGCGAGGCTCCACTACGAGGGCCTCGGCCAGCAGCTTCAGAGCGAGCACGATCAGCGGCTGGGTGATCTCCAGAAGGTCACCGCGGCGTTGATCGCTCAGGTCGAAGCGGAACCCGATGTCGATTGGGAGATGCTCCGCGAGACCGATCCTGGCCAGTACCTGAAAGAGCGCGAGTCTCGTGACGCGCGACGTGCTGACGTGCAGCGCAGTCTCGACGCGATGGACGCCGAGATGAAGCGCCGCGATGGGGAGTCCGAGACTCAACACCAATCGTGGCGACAAGAGCAGGTTCAGACGCTCTACCGACTTCGCCCTGACTGGAAAGAAGCAGACAAGGGCCGGGTAGCGATGACCGAGGTTACGGACTACCTGGTGAAGACCGGATACCCCCAGGATCAAATTGACGCGCTGGAAGACGCGCGAAGCATTCTTACCGTCTGGCGGGCTGCCCAGTGGGAAAAGCTTCAGGCGAAGAAGCCTGGAGTAAAAAAGCGCCTGAGACTCTTGCCTCGCACGTTGCGGGCTGGGGCTCGGGAGGACGCGGCAGTTTTGTCTGAAGAACAGGAGAAGGCGAAGGGTGTAGAAAAACTTCGCAATCGCCTGGCCGACACAGGGTCGGTGGATGACGCAGCTGCCTTGATGAGGGGACTCCTCTAATGGCCCAGCCTGGAAATACGTTTGAGACCATCGACGCGAAGGGTCTGAGGGAGGATCTCTCGGACATCATCTACGCGATCGACAGCACGGAGACTCCGTTCCTGTCGATGGCGGGTCGCGGAACCGCTTCGGGCACCAAGCACGAGTGGCAAGTCGATCAACTCGCAGCAGCCGCGGAGAACGCGCTGGTGGAAGGCGACAACGCTTCGGCGTTGGCGGCAACCCCGACGATCCGCGTTTCCAACCACTGCCAGATCTCCGGCAAGACGGTTTCCGTCACCGGAACGATGGAATCGGTGGACAAGGCGGGCCGCAAATCAGAGCTCAGCTATCAGCTGGCAAAGCGCAGTAAGGAGCTCAAGCGAGACCTCGAGCACTCCTGCGTCGGCGTGAACAACACGGCGGTCGCGCGGACGAACGACACGGGGGCCGGTGAGTCGGCTTCGGTTTCGGCGTTCTTCGACGACAACTTGGCGAACACCGGGTCGCTTCTCGGTACGCACGAGAACCGGAGCGGGAGCACCTCGACGGGGTGGGACGGCACGGTCTTCAATGCGACGGCGGGAACGCCGGACTTGCGGCCCCTGCTGGAGAGCGACCTGAAGGGCGTGATCCAGGGTGCATGGACGAACGGCGGTAACCCGTCGATCATCATGACGGGCCCGTTCAACAAGACGGTCATCTCGGGATTCACCGGGAACTCGACACGCTTTGACAAGGGCGAGGACAAGCGGCTGGTCGCCGCGGTGGACGTGTACGTTTCGGACTTCGGGGAACACACCGTGGTGCCGAATCGCTTCCAGGCGACCAATCAAGTCTTCGCCTTCACGCCGGAGCTCTGGTCGGTGGCGTACCTGCGGGACTTCCGCCAGCACGCTCTGAGCAAGACGGGCGACTCGGAGCAGCGCCAGCTGCTTTGTGAGTGGACGCTCGTGGGCAAGAACCAGTCCGGCAACGGGGTGGTGGACGATCTGACGGCCTCGTAGGAGGTTCAGGGGGTGGGTTTGGGGGGTCCGCTTCGGCGGGCCTCCCGCTCATCACATAAACACCGTGAAGCGGAGGCATCCGCGGAGCGCGGGAGGGGACCATGCGAACACTGAATGACTATTTCATTCCGATCGGCAACGTGGATCTAGGCGGAAGTGGCGACACGTCGGACATTGTTACCTGCCCGGACGGCGGGCGGGTGGTCGGTGTTTCGTTCAACACCACCGAGGCCATCGACGTGGCCGGTTCTTGCGATGTGAAAGTGAACGGGTCTGCGTCTACCGCAGACGTGGATTTCGCGGCAACCGCAATCAACACGGGCGGGATCGCACTTGCTGATTCGGAGCTTTACATCGCTGACCATGATGCTGTTCAGCTTGTGTCGAAAGACGAGCCGGCAACCGGAATCGTTGACTGCACTTTGATCATCCGTCGATAGGGGTCCGACATGGTTATTCAGCCTGGTGGGACTTCGGTTGGTGGGACTGCTACGTCGTCATCTTCTTCGGCGATTGCCATCCCTCCCCTGTCGAACGGTGCGAACCCGAAGTGGGTTCACATCGCGCTTGTCAGCGAGTCAGCAGGGGCAGTGTTCATTTTTGGATCAAGTAGTGTGGCAGCAGCCACGGTGTCGAACGGTATCGGTATCGGGTCATATCACGGAGATATGATCGTCAACGTGGCAGGGAACACCCACTACAAGGTGATTCGTGCCGGTGACGGGGATGCGGTTTACACGATGACTCCGCTCGCTGGGATCGTTGCTGGTGGCTGATCTCGGGGTCCGCTACCGCGACCTGGTATCGCGTCTCGGGGTTGTTCGCGGAAGGGGGGCCTATGGCCGCAAGCCCAACCGCGCCGTCCTGAACGAGATCGCGAAGGATGGTCCGGTTACGGTGTTCCACGAGGACCGTTCCACGGGGGACGTTGTAATCGAGACGGCCCAGAACGTGGCTCCGGTCCTTGCGGCGAATGCTGCGGACTACACTTCGGGTCACGATGGGTACACGCCAAGCCGCGATATGCGGAAGGTGGCGAGTATCCCCCTCGTGGAAGTGCATCGACTGATGCGCGAGGATGGTATCAGTATCTTCGACCGGAACGATTGGCCGAAGATCGCCGCGAAGCTGGACGATCCGAACTGGATCAAGTTCCGCACGGCCCCCGGCCGGATCTCCAAGCGGCCAAATCGGGAGTATTTCAGCGCAAGCACTTCAGGGGGCTAGGCGGTGTCGGCATTTCAGGACTACGACAACCTTGTGCAGGGTGTCTCTGACTGGCTGGCACGAGATGATCTCGTTGGTGTGATCCCCGATTTCATTTGGCTCTGCGAGTGCGAGCTCCAGCGCGACCTTCCGTTGAGGCTAAACGACGCGGTTGCCACAGGCACGGCAATCGCTGGCCAGGAATACATCGACCTTCCAGCGGACTATGCGGAAGGTTTCTTTCTGCGCTGGGACAGCGATACGTTGCCTTCGGTCACCGTGTCTTCGTTCGACATTGTGGCGAGTCTCCAGAAGGCATCGGAGACGCAGGCTGGGGATAGCGCCTACCCGCGCGTCGGCGCGTTCCACAACAACCGGGTCTACATCGGTCCGAAGCCCGGTGCACAGGGATACACTCTGTTCTACAAGAGCGGCACCCAGCACCTGGGGCCTGACAATCAGACGAACATCCTTTTGCGCGAGTATTCGGACGCGCTCCTATACGGGTCTCTGATGCACTCAGCGCCTTACCTCGGGGCAGATGAGCGGACCCTCGTTTGGGGGCAGCTCTTTGACCGCGCGAAGGAGGGCGCACGCCAACAGGAGTGGCGTGCTCGCAGTGGTCACGGTCCTCTGCGGATGCAGCCGGATATCGAGGTGCGCTGATGCCCAAGCAAATGCAGCGCCTGGCTTTTGGCGAGTACCTTCCCGATCTTCCGGCTATTGCCAACGCCGGCTTGACCACGGCGAAGAACACAGTGACGGATTCTGCTGGCTACAGTGGTATCAGCGGGCTGTCGAACATCAGCGCCTTCACGGCCTTGTCTGGGCGTCCTCGCGGTGGGATCGCTGTGGTGGACCCGGCAGGGAACCCGTACAACTTCGCCGGGACAGATACGAAGCTCTATCGGATGTTCGGCGCGACATTCGACGCCTCGCGGACAACGGGTGGTGGGTACAACGCGACTGAGGCCACGCGCTGGGAGTTCGTCTCTTTCGGGAACGTGACCATCGCCGTTAACCCAAATGATGACTCGCAGTATTACACGCTGGGCACGAGCACTGAGTTCGCGCAGCTTGGGAACGCCACGAGTTCGGCCCCACGCGCAGCGCACGCTGGCGTGGTGGGCTCGTTCCTCATGCTCGGTAACACCTTCGACGCTGTGAACGGCTTGGCGGAGAATGCGATCCACTGGTCTGCCATCGCTGACCCGTTCAATTGGCCGACGCTTGGGAGCAATTCCGCAGTGGCGGTGCAGAGCGATCGGCAAGTCCTCGAGGGTGATGGCGGGGCGGTCCAGGCCGTGGCGACGGGCTCCGAGGTTGGGGCGATCTTCCAAGAGCGAGCGATTTGGCGTGCGGACTACCGCGGTGGCGACGTGGTCTTCCAGCTGAACAAGGTGGACCCGTTGCGTGGCCTGCTGATTCCCGGTCTGGCCGTACCGTTCGGTCGCCAGGTTTTCTACCTCTCTGAGGACGGTTTCTACCTTTTCGACTACTCAGTCTCCCAGCCTATCGGGCGGGATCGGGTAAACAAGACCTTTCTGGCAGATCTGGACAGCGCCTACTTGGACCGGGTATCGGCGGTAGCCGACGCCGACAACCAGCGTATCTGGGTGTCCTACCCAGGGGCGGGGAACACAGCGGGCCGTCCCAACAAGTTGCTGATTTACGACTGGGGATTGAATCGCTGGTCGCACGGCGAGTTGGAGATGGAGCTCCTGGTCGAGGCGATCGGGGCGGGCGTAACGCTGGATTCAGCAGGTACGACGGCTGACCCTGATGCAGTCGACACGGCGGGCCTCTTGTCGCTGGATTCCAGGCTGGCGGGCTACGGGGTCCGCGGCCTGGGCGCCTATGACTCTTCCTACAGGCTCTCGGATTTCACGGGGACGAATCTTGATGCCGTGCTGGAGACAGGGCGGCGGGAGATGACACCGGGCTACCGCTCGATGATCTCCTCCGCTCGTCCCTTGGTGGAATCGGTAGACCCGACGATCCAGGTGGC